TTCAGATTGTGAAGTCATAATTCGCCCGTTGCCGGGCGAAGGTAGCTTTTGAGCATTATTCGAGTCGCTTCAGCCATCTTGTCAAAAGAGATTCAATTTACATTGTCGGAGGCGGTTGACCTGTATCCTCCTACTCTAGCTTCGTCATATCAACGGAAGGCAGTTATTCCCTAACAAGCGAAAACACTTACCCTGTGGTTGCTTTTTCTCAGAGCCACAATCCTTTAAAACCTATCGTATGTTTCTTCACGCGAGCATACCACACCACCGGCCACGAGCATTACCTCGGCTGGATCTTGGATTTTTTTCAGAGCTCGTTATATAGCCTATTTGTGTTCTAGTAGTGCCTGGCGTAGTTTGTTTGAACCACCAACTCTTACATTGATGATGCCGTTGTAGTATTCGTCTGTTTCTAATACTCGCCTATCAAACTGTTCTCGTGCTTCAATGTAACTCATCTCTGCTCTGCTTTTGCAGTAGTAAAGTATTTCACGAGTAAAGTTTTTTTCGCCTAGTTGTTTTACATCTTCGTTCAGTCTATCTGAACTTCCCCAGTATTCACGCCAATCGCTTTCTTTGTAGCCTCGACGTTTGTTCTTTTTGCCTTTCAATGGTGGCTTGGTTGTTTTAAATTTTGCTAACTTCTTGCCTACGTATTTTTGTTTCGTCTTTTTGTTTGTTATCAGATATACAAAGCCTTCGTATTCGTCAGGTATTGATTCTACTTTTTTACCTTTGTACGTCCAATGCATAAACTATGTATACGGATGTTTTCTATTTGTTTGCCATTTCTGGTTTTCTCTGTAGCCTTTTAGTACCTCTTGATATTTTTTTGCTATCTCTTCTTGTCTTGCCTTTGCTAGTTTAATAAGATTTCTAAGTTCTCTTCTAGCACTGCGTTTTGTTGCTTCACTAGGACTTTGTTCAAACTTTTCGTTTGCCTTGAAATATTCAAAATATGCCTTTGCTAGTTCATCGTGTGTGTCGTCGTTCATTCTATAATTTCAACATCGTTTTCGTATGATGTAAATCCATTTTCTTTTATAACTTTCATTACGTGATTCACTCTACCAACAAGTTCGTCTTTGTGCGAAATAAGGAAAACATTTTTTCTACGTTCTCTACCCATTTTCTTTAGCACAGCCAAACTATGTTCAACACCAGCAGTATCCATACCACTGTCAATAAGTTCATCAATGAATAATAAATTTACACCTTGATACAATGATTCCCAAACATCTCTGAATGCCCAACTCATACCTAATATTAGCCTGTTGCGTTCGCCTCTGCTCAAGTTATCAAAGTCTAAATCTTGTCCTAGTTGTGTAATCTCAACTGACAAATCGTTTTGGAACTCTACTTGATGTGGTAAGCCTAGTTTGTCTAAATAATATGTAAGCCTGTTGTTCAAATATGCCAAATTTTGATCAATTATCTTTTTGCGTATAAAAGAATCTTTGTTTGTCAACAGTTTCAAAAGAAACTCTTGGTGTTCTTTTACATTAGTCAAGTCATTTACACTTTGCCAATCAATTTCTTGAAGAGCTGTGTCTGTTAAATCGTCAATCTGTGCTTGATAAGGATCTTCTTCCTGCTGTTTACTTACCAAACTTTGACGAAAGTTATCTACATTGTTTCTATGTTCATAAGCTTCTTTTGCACTTTCATAAAAAGTATCTGGTCGTCCGTTAATTTCGCCTATATCTGTTAGCAAACTCATTGTAGTTTCTAATTTATCTGCAACTTCTGTTTGATATGCAAGTGCATCGTTCAATTCTTTTGTTTTTTTCTTTTCAATTTCAGCTTTTTTATCTGCGTGTAGCTCTTGTCCACAGGTATAGCAAATAGCATCAACTAATTCTTCAATATCTTTCTCTGCTTTGTCAACACTTTTGGTTGCTCTCATAAGTGCAGTTTCGAGTGTTGCTTTTTCTTTATTAAGACTTGTAACACGATTGTTTAATTCAGTCCAATTCACTAATTTGTCGTGTGCATCTAGTTCTGCTTCAATATCTAACTTTTCTAGTTCTTCAATTGCTTTATCTAGTTTTTCTATATCTTGTTTTTGTTTTGCAAACCACGCTTTTTGTCTTCCTGCAAGCGTTTCAATGCTCTGTTCAATCTTTTTATTACTTGATTCAATAGCATTGATCTTTAATGTTTCTTCTGTGATATATTCTTTTGTTTGTTTAACTTTTTCTTTGAGTAAATCTGCTTTTTCAGTAAGAATAGTAATACCAAGTAACTGTTCAATGATTGCACGTTGATCATTTGCTCGCATACTTAGGAAAGGTTCTGTATATGTGTTCAATGCAACAACGTGTTTGAACATATCGTGACTCATATTCAACAAATCATCTATATCTTTTTGTGTTTGTCTACTATCACCCTGTGATTCATTGATATCTTCTTGCTGTTCGTGGTCATTAATGAAAAACTTCAGCACATTAGGCGATCTACCGCGTTCGATACGATATTTGTTGTTGCCTTTTTCAAAATTTAGTGTAACCAACATACCTTTGCTGTTAGTTTTGTTAATCAAGTTGTTTCTCTTGATATTAGTTAGTGCTTGGCCGTACAAGGCGTAGGATAATGCATTGATTATCGTTGTTTTACCTGTACCGTTGCGTGATCCTGTATCGTCACCTCCTTGGTCTAAGTTTTCACCAAGCACTAGAGTAAGTTGCTCCTTGTTGAAGTCAACTGCTTGGGTAACATTACCCACACTCATAAAGTTTTTTACTGTGAGATCTTTAATTTTTATCATACTAACTCGTTGTAAATGTCTAATAACAGTTTTTTGTTGAACTGTTCGCTGTCAATTGCTTGGATTTCGTTACTTACAATCTGATCTACGCTTTCAAACTGTTCGATATCCAAGTCTGTGTTAATTTCTTCGATGTGTTTTTGTGGAATAAGTGTTATTTCTCTACATTTATATTGTTCCATAAACGTTTCTTTGATATAACTAGCTTCTTCATAACTAATATCAATGTCAAGTGTTACTCGCAAGTACATACTTGGCTTGATTAATGTATCTTTTTCGTCAATTAACTGTGATAACTTGACTGTTCTATACTTTGGACAGTCTGGCCAATTGATATACTCTGGTTCTGCATCGTTCTCACGGTCCAATATCATCATACCACGGTCATCATCCCAAGCATCTGCATAGTTGTGTGGAAAAGCATTACCTATGTAGTGGATCTTACCCTGTTGTTGCCGCTTGTGAAAGTGTCCTGAGAACACATACTCTTGATTCTTGAAGTGTTCGCTTTTTAAATCACCGTGGTCTGGCATTTGTACCATTGCATTCATATAGAAACTAGGCAGTTCAAAGTGTCCAAACAAGTATTTAGATTGTAACTTCTCAATTCTACGCCATTCATCACCTACTAACCACGGAACCAATGCTACATCTTCAATAACTTGTATTTCGTCTACCACTGTTATGTTAGGAATGTGCTTTGCAAACTCAGTTGACTTTACATCACGCTTGTCTTTGTAGTACAAGTCGTGGTTACCTGCAAACATATAGAACTTTTCAAACGATTCACCTAGTTTTTCTAACAACTTGATGGTTGTATCCATAGTTGTAAGATTCAAACTGTTTCTATTATGGTGCCAATCACCACAAAAGATACCTGTTTCGCAGTTATTTGCTTTTGCTGTTTCAATATACCAATCAATATATAACTCACAGTCCTGATTATGAACACGTGAGTTACCTTTCATACCTAAATGTATGTCGGTAAACACTGCTGCCTTTTTAAACACGAATATTCTCCACTTCTCTAGCAGTATAGCTTAATTTTTATAGAAAATCAACCTTATTTCTGCTCTGATTCTCTACGTAATGCTGCTTCCCACTCGCCTGAGTGTTGTCTTGTGTGTGAAGGATTAAGATTATTCATTTCTAATATGTCATCTCTTATGTTTTGATTTCGTTTTTCTAAATTAATGACCCGCACAAAGCTATTAGTAACAGCAGCGGTATAATAAGCAAAAGGATTGTTGGATTTACTTTCATCAAACTGTAGTCCTATCTGTGATAATTGAAGGATTGCTTGTCCTTTCATTTCATCATTATACGTATATCCACGTACATTACCTCTAGTTGCATATCTATCAACTAGTTTCATCCACATACGAGCTAGTTCGTTTGTTGCTTTGCCGTGAGTTTTATCAAAATGTCCATTTTCCATTCCACCTTGCCAGTGGCTTTTACCTACACATACCAAATTGTCATTTTCGTCAAACTTATAGTGCTGAAAAGGAGGAAAATTTAGTTTTGTTTTTGTATCTGCTATTGTTTTAGGTGTTTTTTTACGTCCAGGTTCATCTGGAATGTGATCAAACATCATAACTCTAAAAATTAATGAACTTTTTTCGATAGTTCTGTAGTCAACTTCGTACTCTGACATCTTTACTTTTTTGTTCACTGCTTTAGCTGCTTCGTATGCTTCAGTTGACATCTTTTTAGCACGATTTCTTTTAGCTTCTGCAATAGTTCTTACATTAATCTTTTCAATGCTTGGTAATATAATATCATATACAGCATATACAGGATCAACATAACTACAAAATGTAGCTTTGCTTTTGTGTATTTCTTTTAACATATCTTTGTTATTAAGATAATTGATTCTTTTGGCCATAATTATTCCTTTACTTAATTCTATTATAAACTACGCACTTATTTTTGTCAACTAAATACATTATAGGAGTATCACTATGGCAATAGATCCAATTACAGGTATTGACACTAACGTTGGCAGTGAAAATAATATACAAAACAAACAGAGCATATCTGACTTCTTGACCAATGTAAACCAGTTTATGAGTAACCTACGTAGACGTAATTTATCACCAGGTGCAGAACCAGCAAGTGCAAAATATGCAACTGCTAATTTTAAACCTAGCAACGAATCCGTAGGAGAAGACTGGCGAGTTCGTATCAGTGTTCCAGACATTAGCACGTTTAGATCAAGTCCTATTTTGGCACCACTTGCACAAACAGCAAACAACGTTGTGTTTCCGCTTGTGCCTAACATAACATTTCAGCATACAGCAAATTATAGTCTAAGTGCTCCTACACATAGTAATTATCCCTTTCCAATATATGAAAATAGTAGTGTTGAACCTTTTGTTATAGCCGGAGAATTTCCAGTACAAACAGAAGAAGACGGAAGATATTGGATTGCAGCGGTGCATTTTTTCAAAAGTGTGACAAAAATGGCGTTTGGCGAAACAAGCAACAAAGGATCGCCGCCTCCTTTGGTAAAAGTCAACGGTTATGGACAATATGTTTTGAACAATGTTCCTTGTACAGTACAAAATTTTAATTATAGTTTAGAAAACGGCGTTGACTACATTAGGGTACCGATAAGAAATTCATTTAATGGTACACAAAATACACAAAGCGCAGAAGAATACAGTTGGGTGCCAACATTATCTACTATGAGTGTTACATTACAGCCAACATACAGCAGAGTTAAAGCCGCACAATTTAGTTTAGACAAATTTGTCAACGGCGATTTGAAAAATGAAGGATTTCTATAATGCCAGTTAGCTATGCAAAAACAAGTCCTTGGAATAAAACAACTGTTACAGAATCAGGCGAACTAGGAATATTAGAAATAGTTCCCATTCCTGCAGAAGACGATGATCTTTTGTACGAAATAGAGCCTCAATACAATCACAGACCGGATTTACTTGCATACGACTTGTATGGCACTGCAAAATTATGGTGGGTGTTTGCACAACGCAATATGGATCTTATAAAAGATCCTGTGTTTGACATAAAATCAGGAACAAAGATATTTTTACCTAAGCAAAGTAATCTTAAAGAAGAATTAGGACTGTAAATGGCCAAAGAGATTAATCCGTTACACGTTTATTCAAGTTATAATAGTATTTTCACTTTGGCAGTATTGACAAAAGAGGAAATAAATTATCCTGACGAAACATACATTGACGGTACAGCTCAATTAGAAATTTTACGCAGCGGAGGCAAGAGTGAAAACTATGTATCAACTGTTTTTGAAGATCAAATAGGCGGCAAACTAGAATATTATATTGAAGATGTAAGTATAGAAGCAATTGTTGTTCCTAATACAAAAACAAGATTAACAAATGCAACTAATATTGAGTTTCAAGTTACAGAACCTTACAGTATGGGTTTGTTTTTACAAACTTTACAGATTGCTGCTTTACAAGCAGGTTTTACAAATTATATACAAGCACCTTTTTTGCTTACAATTGAATTTGTAGGATTTGATGACGATGGTAATCCTGTTACTGTTGATACTAAAAATTTACAAAGAAAAATTCCTATGAAACTTACCAATGTTGAATTTAATATTGGAGCAAGTGGCACAACTTATCAAGTTACTGCTATTCCTTGGAACGAACAAGCACTTATTGATCAAATAGATAGAACTTACAGCGATATTACTGTAACAGGAAAAAATGTTGTAGAGATTTTGCAAACAGGACCTGAAAGTTTAACAACAATTGTAAATGGACGATATGAAGAACTTAGAAAAGAAGGTAACTATCCTGTTGCAGACGAAATAATTATATCTTTTCCAAATGACATTACATCAAGTGTCAGTAATTCACAAAAAACAAACACAGTTGATAGAGGAGCTACTATAGCACCAAAACGATCACGCAATCCGTTGTTTGGTAATCTTGCAAAAGGTGTTATAGGCGGTGTTGTTGCAGGCGCACTTGCAGGAGAAAAGAATCTTGGCAGGGCTGCACTCGGTGGCGGCATAGTTGGAGCCTTAGGTGGAGCATTTGGCGGTAGTAATTTTGGTGCTCTAAATGGAGTGCTTAATGCATTTAGATCCGGAGACATTAATAGTGTGTTTCAAAGTATCACAGGATTCTTAGGAGCTCAAGCGCCACAAGATTTTGATGCATTTCTTAGCAGCGTAACTGGATTAATTTTTAGTAAAAGCAGTATAGGCGAAGGACTTATAAAAATTGCACAAGAACCTGGCAGTGTTAACATTATTGGTAATGCAGATATTGCAAAAAGTTATAATGACAGCGGTAAAATACCAATGGGCAAAAGTGGACAACAATATGATAAGAAAAACAAAGTTTATACTAGAGGAAAAAATGTAGTTGATCCTGTGCAACGTAGTTTTACTTTTGATAGTGATACAAAAATAACAAGAATGATTGAAGAAGTCGTTACAACCAGTAGTTGGGCTCAACAATTAAAAGATAAACCAGCAGATGCTAACGGAATGATCGAATGGTTTAAAATTGATGCACAAACTTTTGTCAAAGAAGGTGCTGCTAGAGAACAACAAGACGGTGTTACTGCAAAAACTTATCATTACAGAGTTGTGCCTTACAAAGTACATAGTAGTGCATTACAAAAACCTTCAGATCCTGGTTTAAGTTATGCACAACTTAGAAGTCTTGCAAAAAGAGAATACAATTATATCTACACAGGACAGAATGTAGATGTGTTAAGTTTTGATATTCAAATAAATGCTGCATTTTTCAAAAGTATTATGTCAGATATGGGACAAAATAACCTTGATAGAAAAGGCGGTGGGTTAGTACAAAGTATTTCACAACAAGGCACTGATGCATATATTATTAATCAAGCAACAAACAGTTTGAGTGGTACAGGTTTCTCACAACAGTTTGCTAGTTCAAGAACATCACTACAAGGTGGCGGAGGTGCTGGAATAGATAACAGCAAAATTAGAATTGCAAAAATGTTTAACGATAATATTATCAATAGTTTTACAGATTTAGTAATGTTAGATTTAGAAATTGTAGGCGATCCATACTTCTTATTTGACAGTGGTATGGGTAATTTTACATCTACAACAGTAGAATTTAATTCCACTGCAAATCAATCAATGGAATATCAAAGAAGCGAAGTTGATGTAATTGTAAACTTCAGAACACCAATAGATTATAATGAAGATGCTGGCAATATGATATTCCCAGAAGAAACTATTCCAGTTGATAGTTTCAGTGGGTTGTATAGAGTTACAACTTTGACCAATACATTCGACAAAGGAGAATTTAGACAAAGATTAAAATTGTTGCGTAGACCAAATCAGCCCGAAGACACAAGACAAACTGGCACAAGTGATCAAAAGAACAAAGTTAAAGATGCTACACCTGATCAAAGAAGTTATTCACCTTATGGACAAGCTCAATGAACGATATACCTAACAAAAATGAAGTAACACGTGGTAGCGACAATGCTGTTGCATCAAGAAATCCTGGTCCTTATATTGCAAGGGTTATAGAACATCTTGATAGTTTATACCTTGGAGGATTGCGTGTTGAATTGTTGAAAACAGCAGAAGCTGGCAACATTGGCGAAACACTTGGACAAACTGTTGAAGTTTATTATGCAAGTCCATTTTATGGTACTACCAACAGTCAAAAAGGACCTAGCAAAAATAATGATTATGCAAGCACACAAAAAAGTTATGGCTTTTGGGCAGTACCACCGGATCCTGGTACATTAGTGCTTGTAACTTTTGTAGAAGGCAGTAGAGATTTTGGTTATTGGTTTGCTTGTATACCAGAAAAAGGTATGACATTTATGACACCAGGCGGACAGCCTGCAACTGAACAACTTACTGGAGATGTTCCTAGCGAATTAAAAGGTAAAAGGTTACCAGCAGGAGAATACAATAAAGCAATTACAAAACCAAACACAAACAATGTTATAAAATACAAAAGACCAGTAAATGATGAGTTTGTTGATAAACTTGTAGAGCAGGGATTGGTTGAAGACGATATAAGAGGTATTACAACAACTAGTGCTCAAAGAGAAACACCTAGTGCAGTAGTAGGTTTTAGTAGTCCAGGTCCTTTAGATAAACGTGGCGGTAAGCCAACAGCACCAGTTGGACTGAAAGAATCAAAAGCGAATATTCCTACAAGTAGATTAGGTAGTAGTAGTATTGTAATTGATGACGGTGATGACAAACTTATTAGAGAAGGCTCACCGAAAGATACACCTTACAAATATATTAACAAAGAAGCAAGTGAAGGCGGCGGTGATGTAACAATGCCTCACAATGAACTTATAAGATTGCGTACAAGAACAGGCGCACAAGTTTTAATGCACACAAGCGAAGATTTAATTTACATCAATAACAGCAATGGAAGTTGCTGGATAGAAATGAGTGCTAATGGTAAACTTGATGTATATGCACAAGATAGTATAAGTTTTCATACAGAAAATGATATGAATTTTACAGCAGACAGAGATATAAACTTTGAAGCTGGCAGAAATATTAATATGATTGTAAATGAAAACATTTATCAAAGTGCAGCCAAAAATTATGAATTGTTAGTTGGTATAGACGGCAAAATAAAATGTAAAAATAATTTAGAAACAACTGTTACAAATGATATGAAAACAACTGTGTTAAATGACAAACAAGTATTAGTTACAAATAATTTTAGTGCAACAGCTGAAAACGATATTAGTTTGTATGCTGAAAATGCAATGAATTTAACAGGTGACGAAGGTGTTGGTGCATATGCTGGCAAAGATATAAAATTTACAGCAGCAGGAGATACTCATATCAGTGCTACTCGCCATTATGAAACTGCAAGTAGAATTGATATGAATGGTCCACCAGCTAAAACTACAAATCCAGGCGAAAAAGCAACAGAGGCAACTTTACCTATTAAGGCTAAATTTCCACAACGTATACCGCAACACGAACCGTGGCAAGGACACGAAAATTGGAACCCTGTTGAAACTGCTCCAGACAAAACAGAAGCAGTTGATACAGAAAGCCAAGACAAACATTTTGAAAATAGGACTGTGCAAACAGATAGAACTCCTATGAATGAATTAACACCTGAAGAGGAAGAATAAAATGGCAGACACTTGGCCCGTAAGTAAAGGATCAGTTGGCACAAAGGGCAGTGCTAATAAAGTATCATCACTTACTACAACACAAAAAAGCGGAGGCACCGGATTTACTTCACAAGATGCACGTAATGTTGAAGCGTTAAGACAGTTTAATGAAGATATAGGCGGCGGCCCTGCACAGGCTCAACTTACTCCGGGAGAACGTAGATATGCTCAGAGTAAAGGTTATATCGGCGGCGGTACAAACGCAGGAAAACAGCCTAAGCAATATGATGATGCAATTTTAAGAGCGGCTAGAAAAAATACTTCTACTGACGAACCTTATGATGATGCAATTTTAAGAGCGGCTAGAAGATCAAAAAGCGCACCGGCATCAGACAATCCTGCAAATGCTAATGCCGAAAGTGGCAAAACTTTTGCAGGTACAACTCCTGCACCAAAAGAAAACTTTTTACCTGAGAGAACATCTATTGAAAATTTACTACAAGAAATTGTGCAAATTACAACAGACAGTTTTTTGCAAGGTTTACCTGGAGGTTTAAGTAGTATTATTGGCGGAGCAGTGCAAGGACTTACAAACTTACTACCAGGTGTAATGGGTAATTTGTTGAGTACAACAAGTTTAACAAATGTATTTGGTAATGTATTAAGCACAGTAAGTGGTGCTGTCGGAGATGCTTTAGGTGGATTGGCAAATGGACTAGTAGATGCTGGTAAAGCATTGTTTGAAGACATAGGTGGTGCAATATCAAATATTCCAGGCTTAGGTCCTATTGTACAAGACTTTTCTGGTGCCGTAAAAGGTTTAGGCGATACTTTATCAACTGCATATAAAGGATTAGACCCAGGATTAAAAGCAATTGTTGATGGTTCAATTGCAGGTGTAGGTGCAAAGGTTTTAGATAAAATAGGTTTACCTAGCATTGATCCTACAACAGCAGGACTTATAGCAGGTGGAATAAGTTTTGCTACAAATCCTGCAAACAACATCAGAGCTATTGCTGGAACATCTAGACAAATGGATGCAAAAATATTTCCTCAAACAGGAAATAATACATTTGGTAGTTTAGCTGCTAGTGCAGAACTTGCTGCAAATGAACTTGATAAAGTTTTAACTACTGATAGCGGAAATATTTTTTCATTAACAAACGCACCAGTTGATAGTATTAATGATATTAGATCTGTAATAAACGGTGCAGTAGCAGATATTATACCAGAAGGAGCTAGACTGTTTGACGGTATTATATTTGGAAATGAAAGAGTAAAATTTATAAACGGCAAAACATATGTTTTACCTAGGTAAGTGGAAATAAATACATTATGTCAGTAAATGAAAAACCATTATACAAAAGTATTTCAGTAGGACAAAGTTCTACAAATCAACCTGTGACCTCAAAAAAATATAGAGGTATTAGCACAGTAGATAACATTGGTAATAATTTTGTAAAATATGATTTGGCTTTAATTAAACAAGACATAATAAATCACTTTCACATACGACAAGGTGAAAAACTTGAGAACCCTGAATTTGGCACAATTATCTGGGATGTGCTTTTTGAACCACTTACTGATAGTTTAAAAGAAGCAATTATTAAAAATGTAACAGATATTATTAACTATGATCCAAGAGTAAGTGTTAATAATGTTACAATACAAACATTTGAAAGTGGCATTCAAATTGAGTGTGCATTAACATATTTGCCATACAATATATCTGAAAGTTTACGTTTAACTTTTGACGAGTCTGCGGGTCTCATTTAAAGTGCGTACTTTATTTTTCAGATAAATATTATATAAAATAAGGAATGGCAAATGTCAAGTACAGAACGTCAAAATAGACTTCTTTTAGCAGAAGATTGGAAGACAGTTTATCAAAGTTTTAAGTATGCTGATTTCCAAAGTTACGACTTTGATAATCTTCGACGTACAATGATAAACTATATTAGGCAAAATTACCCAGAAGATTTCAATGATTACATTGAAAGCAGTGAATACCTTGCGCTAATAGATCTAATTGCATTCCTTGGTCAAAATATTGCATTCCGTGCAGATTTAAATGCACGTGAAAACTATATTGAAACAGCAGAACGTAGAGAAAGTGTTCTCCGTTTAGCAAGATTAGTAAGTTACAATACAAAAAGAAATCAAACAGCAAATGGATTGTTGAAGTTTGAAAGTGTTGCTACAACAGAAGATGTTATTGACAGTAATGGAACAAATTTAAGTGGACAAACTGTTATATGGAACGACAGCACTAACGCAGATTGGTATGAACAGTTTATTAAAATTCTAAACAGTGCCTTACCAACAGATGCAAAATTTGGCAAAAGTATTAAAAAAGAAACAATTGATAGTGTATTAACAGAGCAATACAGATTAAATGCACAGACTGGCACAGGGTTGCCTATTTACAGTTTTACAAAAAATGTAGATAGCATAACAACACAATTTGAAATTGTTAGTACAGCTATAGACAATGAAAAAATTTATGAAGAAGAGCCTTTAGCAGGTAACAGATTAGCTTTCTTGTATAGAGACGACGGCCAAGGTGCTGGATCAAATAACAGCGGATTCTTTTTACATTTTAGACAAGGCAGATTAGAAAACAATGTTGTGACTGTAAATAATCCTACACCTAACACAACAATCAACATTGATACAGACAATATTAACAACAGCGATGTGTGGTTGTATAAACTAGACAGCAATAGTTTAGAAAGTGAATTATGGACAAAAGTAGATAATGTTGAAGGAAATAATATTATCTATAACAGTATTAGTAAAAGTGTTAGAAACATATATGGTGTTCTTAGCCGTGTTCAAGATAGAATAAGTTTAATATTCAGTGATGGAACATTTGGTACACTACCAAAAGGAACATTCAAGGTATATTATAGAACAAGTAATGCTAGACAATATAAAATTGTGCCTAGCGATATGACAGGTATTACAATCAGTATACCTTACACAAGTGCTGCTGGCAAAATTGAAACACTATCGATTACAATGGAACTTAAATCTGTTATTGATAATAGTTCACCTGCAGAAACTAATGCGTCAATTAAAACAAATGCACCAAGTACATATTACACACAAAACAGATTAATCACTGGTGAAGATTACAATGTAGGTACACTTGGTATTAACCAAAACATTGTTAAAACAAAAGCAGTCAACAGAACCAGCAGCGGCATTAGTAGATATTTTGATCTTAGAGATGCAAGCGGAAAATATAGTAACACCTTATTATACAGTGACGACGGTATTCTATACACAGAAGATGTGAACAACAAATACAGTTTTGATTTTGTAACTAGAAATGACATTGAGTCAGCAGTGAACAATGTTATAACACCTGCAATCAAAGATACAAAATTATTAAATTTTTATTACAAAAACTTTCCTAGAAACACAAGTGTAAAAGCATTAGGATTTAGTTGGAAGTTTGAAACATTTGATACAAATAGATCAACAGGTTATTTTATTGACTTAGTTAACAATGTACCAGTAGCAGTATCTAGCTTTACAAAAAGTATTATGAGATTTGTAACACCAGGAGCACTAATTAAATTTGATGCTCCTACTAACTATTACTTTTTACCAAATGGAGATTTAGCGTTAGGTTCAGCAAGCACAGCAGGATCTGCAACTTACAAATGGGTAAAAGTTGTGAGTATTGAAGACAACGGAACAGTAGTCAATGCTGAAACAGGATTAGGACCAATTGTACTAAATGACAAAATTCCTGATACTGCTGTTTTAGCAGAAATTATTCCTGTGTTAGATACCAGTATAACAGATGCAGTAAAAACACAAATTATTGATCAAGCATTTGCATATAAAACTTTTGGATTGAGATATGATTTTGAAGCAAGTCAATGGCGTGTAATTATTGCAAACAATTTAGATACACGTAACGATTTTAGTTTAGGTAAAACAGGCGATAGCACTAACACACAAAGTGATAATAGCTGGTTATTGTTGTTCGAAACTGACGGGCAAAAATACACAATTACCGCTAGAGGACGAAGGTATGTTTTTGAAAGCAATGATCAAATCAGATTTTTCTTTGATAGTACAAATAAAATTTATGACAGTAAATCTGGAACAATAGTTCAAGATGTAATTAAAGTATTGAGTATTAACACTCAGCCAGATGCACTTAACCCGTTTACAGTTGATTGGCCTTGGCAAATTACAAAAGAATATAAAAATGATGCTGGTTATGTAAACAGTAAAAAAATTGAAATAAGTTTTTTTGATAGTGATAGTGATGGTGTAGTTGACGATCCTGATTTATTTGATCATATTGTTGCACCTGAAACAAATACAAATACAAAATACATCTATCAGAAAAAATCTACAGTAAACAAAACAGAAACATTTAATTATGTAGATGCAAATAAAGAACCAATTTATACAAAAACAAGTCAAGGTGCTGTTGGTGCATTGAGTCAGTATAACGACGGAGATGTGTTTTACTTAATTGATAGAGATGTATTTTTGAAATTTAATAAAACTGCAAACCAACTTGAGTTTACATCAGACTATCTTGCTTTCTTAGGTAGAACAGATATCAAGTTTGAATATTCACACGCAGCAGACGAACAAGCAAGAATTGATCCAAGCAGTAGCAATATAATTGATGTTTATCTTCTTACCAAGTCATATGACAATGATTATAGAGATTATATAAAAGGTAATGTATCTATGAAACCATTACCGCCAAGCAGCGATAATTTATATTTAGATTATAGCCCAAGCATTAATGCTATCAAAAGTATTAGTGATGACGTAATATACCATCCGGTAAAATACAAACCAATTTTAGGAAGCAAAAGTGACGTGGATTTACAAGCAACTATAAAAGTAGTTAAAAATACAGAACGTGTTGTAAATGATAATGATGTGAAAAGTAGAATTATTGACGCTGTAAATTCTTTCTTTGCTTTAGAAAATTGGGATTTTGGTGAAACATTTTACTTTAGTGAACTAGCAACTTATATCATTAATCAATTATCACCAGATGTTGTAAGTATTGTGTTGGTTCCAAAACAAGAGACACAAAGTTTTGGTAGTTTATACGAAATCAAAAGTGAAAACGATGAAATACTTATTAGCAGTGCAACAGTTGATGATGTAGAAATTATTGATGCAATTACTCAATCAAGACTGAAAGCATCTGGACTTGTTGTAACAAGTGATGATATATTAAATGTTGGAGTACAAAGTTCAGCAAATTCATCTACTGGATATACATTTGATACTTCATCAAGTCCAAATCCAAGTTCAGCTGCTCCTAGTGGATCTGGTGGATCCGGAGTAAGCGGAGGAGGTAGTTCCGGCGGTGGAGGCTACAGTTACTAATGGCATACAATGATGATCAAAACGAATTTCCGTTACCAGCAGGAAAAAATCCTAAAAGAAGTAGTGTAGAACAATTACCTAGATTTTTTAGAACACCTCAAAACAAAAAGTTTTTAAGCAGCACATTAGATCAATTAACCAATCCTGGTGTAATTGAAAAAATCAATGGGTTTGTAGGAAAACGTGAAGCCAAAGCTGCAACAATAGAAGACAATTATGTTGAAGACATTTCTAAATCAAGAAATGATTATCAGTTTGAGCCAGTAAGTGTTTACGAAGATTTTTTAGGTAGTACAAAATATTACAGCGATTATAACGATTATATTGGCTTGCTAAAAACATATAATGCAAATACAGATAATCACAGTGCGTTGAATGAACAAGAATATTATGCCTGGAATCCAAATATTAATTTAGATAAATTTGCTAACTTCAGAGAATATTATTGGTTACCTAATGGTCCACAGGAAGTTGCAATCAAAGGGCAAAGCAAAGAAGTTATAAGCACTTATAGACTTGAAGTATTAGAACAAGATAACGATATTAGTTTATTGTTTCATCCAGATGGATTAACAAAAAATCCTACACTAAATTTGTACAGAGGACAAACTTATAGATTTGAAATAAACGCACCAGGCAATCCTTTGAGTATTGCACTTTATAGAGGTGTTGATCCTAACGAACTTTTAGATGATAGTTCAATTTTGAATCAAACATATACCGAAGGTGTAACATTAATACCTGACACTGATGATGTTTTGCTTAACCAAGACGATTTTGTTGCAGAAGATTATATAGAAAAAGGTATATTAGAATTCACTATACCAGATAATGCTCCAGATACACTTTACTTTATAAGCCAATATGATTTGAATATTAGTTCAAGATTACAAATTTCAAATATTGATGCTGCAAGTAAAATAGATGTTGAAAATGAAATACTTGATAAGAAAACATACACAACATCGGATGGATGGGCTCTTAGCAATGGAATGAAAGTGTATTTTATAGGTGATGTTACACCAGCAAAATATGCAGAAGGTATTTGGTATGTAGAAGGTGTAGGCGATGAGATACGTCTTATTGCAGCAGAAGATTTACAAGTTCCTGCAATATTCACTAATGATAGTATTGTGCCATTTGATAAAAATGGTTTTGACAGAGTACCCTATGGCAATGCAAAAAGTTTTGCCGGCACCAAAGATTATATTGTAGTTAACAAATCAAGTCCAGATCGAAATCCTTGGGCACGTTATAACAGATGGTTCCATAAAGATGTTGTAACAAAAAGTGCTGAACTAAACGGACAAAGTTTTGACTTACCAGAAGAAAATCGTGCAAAGCGTCCTATTATTGAATTTGATACAGGACTTAAATTATTTAACTTTGGTGCTAAAGCAAAAGATAATATCGATTTGATTGACACATATACAAATGATGTAAAATCAAAAATTGAAGGACAACCAGGATACAGTGTAGATGGTGTAGAACTTTCAAATGGTATGCGTGTTATGTTTGTAAACGATACTGATAGTTTTGTTTATGGAAAAGTATTTGAAGTTAAGTTTTTTGACTTTAAGGGCAATAGACAAATATCATTAGTTGAAACAACTGATACAATGCCAGCAGAAAATGAAACTGTGCTTGTTAAAGATGGTAATGCAAATGCAGGTGCAATGTATTGGTACGACGGAACAACTTGGAAAAAAGCACAAGAAAAAACAGGTGTAAACCAAGCACCGTTGTTTGATTTATGCGATGCTGAAGGAAATAGTTTCAGTGATACAATTACATATCCTGCCAGCGATTTTAAAGGTTGTAGAATTTTCAATTATGCTGTAGGTGAAGGTTCAAATGATGCCGAAATAGGATTTCCATTAACATATAAAAATATTAACAATACTGGAGATATTGTTTTTGACTTTAGTTTGTTAAAAGACAAGTTTACATACGAAGTAAGTAATCAAGTTTTTACTGTTGACACTTCAACAGGTTTCTTAAAAAAGTACGGACATATAGGAGATACTTTAGAATACGTAAACGGCTGGGTAAAAGCACCTACAATGAGCAAACAATACATTGTAAGAAAATTTACAGGACAAGAACGCACAAATAATTTTGTCATTGATGTTTACAAAGAAAGTGGATATATAAATGATTTGAAAGTAATTGTTTATGTAAACAATGAAGTCAAAACTGAAGGTGTAGATTTTAATTTTGCAATAGATTCAAATTACGACAAGCGTGTACAATTTTTTAAAGATTTAGATGTAAATGATATACTCATTATAAAAGCACATTCTAAGACTGCAACAAAAACAAGTGTAGGTTATTATGAAACACCACATAACTTTGAAAGAAATCCACTTAATGAAGATATTACACAATTTACATTAGGAGAAGTTAGTGATCACGTAGACAGTGTTGCAGAAGAAGTTCCAAACTTTGTAGGTAAACAACCAGGTGCTAATAATTTACGTGACTTAGGAAATGTTAAAAAATATGGACGCAAGTTCGTACAACACAGCGGACCAATTAATTTACCCTTGTTTAGCATTAGCAACAAAGAAAATAATTTGATTGCTGCTATAAATTTTGCAAAAAATGAATACAGCAAATTTAAAAGAGCTTTTGTACAAGAAGCAGAAAACTTAGACTTATCTGGTTCAATCAAAGAACAAGTTGATACAGTATTATTAAGTTTAGTAAAAGATAAAAAATCTTCAATGCCTTTCTATCAAACAGATATGTTAGGTATTGGTGCAAACAAAAAAATAACACATACTGTGTTAGATACTGATATTAAATTTTATGCTTTAAGTGCGCCTTTCACTTTAACAGTGTTAAGTGAGAAAGCTGTAAATGTATATGTGAATGGAACACAAGTTTGTCATAATTTAGATTACACTTTTACAACAGAAGGCTTTGTGCAATTCGACACTGATTTCAATTTAGCAGTTGATGATGTTATTGAAATATATGAATACGAAACAACAAACGGTAGTTATATTCCACAGACACCAACAAAATTAGGATTATTTCCTGCATACAAACCTGAGGTATTTGTTGATACAACTTATCAAGAAAATCAAACTGTAATTAGAGGACACGATGGAAGTATTATTATTGGTTATCAAGATTACAGAGACGACTTGTTGCTTGAATTTGAAAAAAGAGTGTACAATAATTTAAAAGTGCCTTATGATAGTAGTATTTTTGATGTATATGATTATATAAGCGGTGAATACAGAAACAGCAAAGTATCAACTAAAGATTTAAACAGAATACTAATCAGTGATTTTGTAAACTGGTTAACAAAAGCTGGTAATGCTGACTATACAGAAAATACATTTGTTCAAGAAGCAGCAACTTTTACATATAACTATGGTTTTGGTAGCAGCAAAAACAATAAACCACTAGCAGGATTTTGGCGTGGTATCTATGTAAATGCATATGACACTGACAGTCCTAATTTACGTCCTTGGGAAATGTTAGGGTTTGCTGTTCAACCTACTTGGTGGGAAAGCAAGTACGGCCCTGCTCCATACACAAGTGATAATAAAGTTTTGTGGGAAGATTTAGAAAAGGGTATTATAAGATCTTCAGACTTAATACGTACAGATAAAAGATTTATACGTCCTGGTTTGACAAAACATATTCCTGTAGATCAAAGTGGAAATATTCTTAGTCCTCTTGACAGCGGATATGTAAACGAATTTAGTTTTGGTGTACAAAATGGACAGCCTTTTAAATTTGGTGATCACACACCAGCAGAAACTGCTTGGAGACGCAGCAGCGAATATCCGTTTGCTTTATTAAAAGCAATTATGATTAATAGACCAGCTCAAATTTTAGGTGTTGGTTTTGATAGATCAAGAATGAGTAGAAACTTAGTTGGACAACTTGTGTACAACGGTGTTACAAGCGAGCGTATAAAATTATCTAATCTTCTGTTTACAAACACAATAGTAAATGAACAAAATATTTTAACCGCAGGCTTTAACAATTACATATACGACTATATGTCTAGCGATATTACAACTCAGTACAGCAACTTTACCACTAAGCTTAGAAACTTGAAACAAAAAATTGCTTTCAAACTTGGTGGTTTTGCAGACAAAGAAAAATTAAAACTTGTACTTGATAGTAAAAATCCTAGTAACAAAGGAAATGTTTTTGTTCCTTTTGAAAATTATAAAATAGACTTAATACAAAGTTCGCCTCTTACAACTGTAACATACAGTGGCGTGATAATTGAAAAGCGTTCTAATGGATTTAAGATAAGTGGATACGATAAAGAAAATCCAGTTTTTACATATAGTACACCTGTGTTATCGAGTAATGACATTAGTATTAATGTAGGTGGCATAAGTGAAAGCTTTTTAAACTGGACTGAAGACAAACAATACATTGCAGGAAAGATTGTTAGATATGAAAACACATTTTATAGAGTAAATGTAAGTCATACAACAACAGAAGTTTTTGATAATAGTTTTTATACACCATTACGTGACTTACCAATTATTGGCGGCGCTTCTGCTACACTTAGAAAAAATTTCAGCAATATAACTGCTACATTAGATTATGGAACGGTTTTATCTACTGCTCAAGAAGTTGTAGACTTTATACAAGGATATGAAGATTATTTAAAAAAGCAAGGATTTGTTTTTGATTATTTCAACAAAGAAACCGAGGCTGTAGAAAACTGGACTTTAAGTATAAAAGAATTTTTATTTTATACAACACAAAATTGGGCAGTTGGTACAATCATAACATTAAGTCCATCTGCTAATAGTCTTAATTTTAGCAAAGACTATTTTGTAATAGATAATGTGCAAGAAAATATTTTTAATTATAAAATATTAAATTTAGATGGTACTGCTGTTAAAGATATTAGTATTAGTATAAGTAGAGATGCTGGAAACAGTGTTGAAATACTACCTGCTAGTGGCGACAGTGCAATTTACTTTGCAAAACTAGGCCTAATACAAAAAGATCACAGTGTAGTCATTGATAACAGCACAGTGTTTAATGATACAATATATAATCCTTCAAGTGGTTATAGACAAGAGCGTATAAAAGTTGTAGGATATAGAACAGACAATTGGAATGGTAATTTAGATATTCCAGGCTTCATTTATGATCAAGCAAATATAACTGAATGGGAACAATGGCAAGATTATGCACTTGGTGATCTAGTTAAGTATAAAGAATTTTATTATTCTGCAAATACATTTATTAGCGGACAATCTGTATTTGATAGTAGTCAATGGAATAGATTAGATGGAAAACCACAGAGCGGCTTGAAAACTAACTTTGATTATAAAGTAAATCAATTTGCTGACTTTTATGATTTAGATACAGATAACTTTGACAGCGAACAACAGCGTTTAGCACAACATTTGATTGGTTATCAAAAGAGAGAATACTTAGATAATATAATAGAAGATGATATAAGTCAATATAAATTTTATCAAGGCTTTATACAAGAAAAAGGTACATTAAACAGTTTAACTAAATTCTTTGATAAACTAGGAAGTGCCGATCAAGAAAGTTTAGAGTTTTATGAAGAATGGGCAATAAGAAATGCACAGTATGGTGCTACTGATACGTTTGATGAATTAGAATATAAATTAGATGAAACTAAATTTAGAATAGAGCCTCAAATTATTGAATTAGTAGATGCTGTTAATAATAACAGAACAGATTTAGTATATGAAATTCCAGAATCAAAAGTTTATATCAAACCACAAGGTTACACAAAAACTCCATTTCCAAAAAAATACAGCACAGAAGAGTTTGCAAAAACTGCTGGATATGTTAGTTTAGATCAAGTTGATTTTCTTGCAAAAACTCCAGATGATATTTTAGAATTAGATATTTCTAATGTTGCAGTTGACGACATAATTTGGGTTACATCAGAAAGAAATAGTTGGAACATTTATCAACATATTACAATACCAAACAGAGTAGAAACATATACAAAAACTTCAACAGGATTTGATTTAAGATTTGATTCTATACCTGACCTTCAAGTAGGCGAAATATTTGGTGTGCAATTTGTAAATGATCTAGTTGATGGTTTTTATAAAGTAAGCAGTATTTCTAGCACACTTGTAAGTGTTGTTGCAGACATTACATATCCAGAGGAAAGTTTAGATTTAAGAGATAGCACTGCTGGCATTGTTACAAAATTATTATCAAAGCGTTATGATACTCCTACTAGTGTAAATGCAGACATTAATAAATTTGGGCTGAATGAAAACAACACTATCTGGATAGACAACGTAGCAAATGATAAGTTTGGTGTGTTTAAAAACAACAAAATTTTTAACAAAAAACAAGAATTATTCAACGTTGAAAGCGGAGATGGCGGTTTTGCAAGTAGTTTTGCAGTTAACGATGTTAACAGCATTTTTGCAGTTGGTAGACCTGATGATGAAAAAGTGTTTATATACACTAGATCAAGCGAATCGCAAGATTTAAATTTTATACAAGAAATTGAAATGACTCCAGGCTTCCACGATAATGCTAGTGGGTTTGGTCAAAAAATAAAGTTTTCAAATGACGGACAGTTTATGTTTGTTGCAGCACCACTTGCTAACAATGTAAAAACAAGATACAGAGGAGAAGCTGAATCAACATTTAACATTGTGAAGGATGATATTGTAAGCGATAGAGGTACTTTATGGAGAGCAAAAAGAGCCACCGACGATGATAGCAGTAGTATTAACACAAACAGCAGAGATTGGGAACAAGTTTACAAAATACCTGCAGATGATGAGGGCTACGTAAGCGGATTAAACAATCAAGGTTGTGTTTATGTTTACAAAAAACAACTAGATAACACTTATTTTTTACTTGAACAATTTGTTTCAAATGAACCTACAGCAGACGAAAAATTTGGTATTGGTTTAGAAAGTGCATTTACAACAGACGAAACATATAAACTTTATGTTCGCAGCGAAGGCAATAACGGCAGAGTATATATGTTTGATACTACTTTTGCTCAAATGGAATTCAGAGGAACAATTGATCCTACATTTAGAGGTGACTGGGACAACTTTCATTCTTATGTTACAGGGGCTATTGTACAAGAAGAAGGTCAATTGTACAAGGCAAAAGTTGACATTCCAAAAGGTGGCAACGGTCCTACTGACATAGCATTATGGGAAAGCATTGATGTAAATATTGACCGTTTTGGATATTTGCCATATGCAAGTACAATACAAGGTGACACTGATAGCACAGCATTTAACAATACAACCAGTGCTGGTAAAAATATTGGTGTAAGCACAAATGGAGAAGTGCTATCTTTCACAGCGTTCAACAATTCAACAAATGAATTCCAAGTTAATGTTTATAGATTGCAAGAGGGTAGATATGCTTTCTATGAAGCAATAACATCTCCTAGCACTAATGTTTCTTGGGGTGCAAGTGTAGCACTAAGTGATGATGGAAGTTATATCGCAGTAGGTGCTAATTTAGAAGATATAGTAACAACAGATGATTTAGGCATTGACAAAGGTATTGTTTACATATACAAATACAACACTAGTACTCAACAGTTTGAAAATACACAAACATTGCAAGCACCTGCTGCAACTAAAAATGAAAGATTTGGTTATAAAGTTGAATTTAGTAACAACAAACTTTGTGTTATAGGTGTTAATGGACTTAATATTGGTAGCACATTATTTGACACAAATGAAACTACATTTGATAATAATTCTACAAAGTTATACGACTTTTCAACAAGAAGACCGCAAGCTTATACATATGAACTTTTAAACGATATCTATACAGTCAGCGAAGTTATAGATTACGAATCGTATTATGTAGACAACGGTTTAACATTGCAAAGAGATTTAGCGTCTGCTAATGATGTTGAAGTAGTTTATCAAAATAATCATTTGTATTTAGGTTTTGACGGATTAGATACAGGTGATAGCAAGTTTGGTTTAATTTTTGATTTACGTCACGATAGAGATGTAACAAATTGGAATACACTAGGAGCAGCAACAGATTTTATTGATTATGAAAAAATGCGTGGTGCATTTTTATATGATAGTGTTACAAGTGATTTAATCACATATATAGATATTATTGATCCAATTCAAGGAAAAATTGCAAATGCTGCTGAAAGAGAAATAAATTATAAATTATATTACGATCCAGCAGTTTATAATATAGGAAACACAGACACAGGTATTGTCAATCCTTGGGGAGAAGAACGTGTAGGAGAACTTCTTTGGGATCTGAATGCAGTTAAGTGGTACAATCCTTATCAAAAAAATAGTGATTATAGTAGTAATACTTGGAATAAAATTATACCAGGATATACAATTGATATTTACGAATGGGTATCAAGCACATTATTACCAGACGAATGGGACGCTGTGGCAGATACTACTGAAGGATTAGCAGATGGTATTAGTGGTTCTACAAGATACGGTAACACACGTTATGTAAGAAAAAATGTTTATGATCCTGTAAGTGGATTGTTTTCTGCAAAGTATTATTATTGGGTAAAGAATACTAAAGTTTTACCTGCTGTTGAAAATAGAAATATCACTGCTGCTGCTGTTGCATCTCTTATTGAAGATCCTGCAGGAAACGGTTATAGATTCTTAGCAATGTTTGGTGCTGATAATTTTGCTGTTTACAATTGCACTAATTTAATTAAAGATACTGATACTGTTTTACACTTTGAATATTACAACACAGATGAAGTTAAAATTAATAACTTGCACAGGGAGTACAATTTATTAACCGAAGGGCTATCTACAAGTCAACCAAACGACAGACTAGTAGGTAAATGGATTGATAGTTTAGTTGGATATGATGAACAAAGAACATTGTTACCTGTTACTACTTTGAGTGTAGCAAGACGTTATGGTATTTTAGATGATCCATTACAAACTATGTTTGTAAACAAAACTGAAGCACTGAAGCAAGTAATTGAAAGAATAAATCTTGTATTACGCAAAAAACTCATTGTTGATGAATTTGATATTAGTGGATTGTCTGCAAAAGATCCACAACCTACAACAGTCTCAAGAGAATTTGATACTACTGTAGATGATCAAACTCTTTTAAGGTTTATTGGTACAAGTAAAATACAACAAGCTACATTGAGTGTAGATATTGTTGATGGTAGATTAACAAATATTACAATTACCAATCCAGGTAGAGGATATATTGATCCTGCATACAACAGCTCAACTGATACTAAACGTAGAGGACCAAAAGTTACTATTACAGGTTCTGGTATGGGTGCAGAAATAGAAACATATATTAATAATTTAGGACAAGTTATTGAAGCAAATATTGTAAATGAAGGAAAGAATTATAATCCAGCAACAACTACTGTTACTGTAAGACCTTTTACTGCACTTATAAAAACAGATACAACATTATTAGGATTTTGGGCAACATATATTTGGAACGCTACTGAAAAAGAATGGGTGCGTATAAACAATCAAAATTACGATGCAAGTTTGTACTGGAAATATATTGATTGGTACGCAGAAGGATTTAGCAAAGAAACAAGTATTGATTATTTGGTTCCTGGTAGTTATGCATTAGGTGGTTTAGAAGACAACCTTGGTGATATTGTTAAAATTGAAAGTATTGGTTCCGGCGGTTGGTTGCTATTAAGAAAAATAGACAATCAGTTAGAAGTTGATTATACAGTAAATTATGAAACAATTGGTAGACAAAATGGCACAATTGAGTTTAGTAGTTTATTATACAACAACGATAGATTTGGTTTTGATAAAGCAGTTTATGATAGTGCTTTATATGACAGAGATGCTGGAGAAGAAGTTAGAATAATTTTACAAACAATAAACAAATCTATATTCGTTGATGAACTCAAAGTAGAATGGAATAAATTATTCTTTAGTAGTGTACGTTATGCACTTGCAGAACAACCTAATATTGATTGGATATTCAAAACAGCATTTGTAAAAGCAAAACACAATGTTGGATCATTAGAACAAAAAACAACATATAAGAGTGATAGTTTAGAAAGTTATAATCAATATGTTGCTGAAGTAAAACCTTACAGTACAAAGATTAGAGAATTCTTAAGTGCATATGAAAATATTGATCCAACTGCAACAAATGTAACTGACTTTGATTTACCTCCACGTTACGATTTGAACGCACAAAAAATTGTTTCAGAGACTGCTAATGTTGTTGATAGCAAAATTAGAAACTATAGTGAATTTGTTACAACATATCCACAACGTAATTGGTTTGATAATGTTGGCTTTGAAGTTAAAGAAGTTGTACTCACAGACGGCGGCAGCGGATGGACAAATGCACCTAGAGTAGTTATGAGTGGAGGCGGTGGTCCAACAGTGATTGGTTCTACTACTATTAACGAAGGCAGAGTTACAGGTATAGTAATTGACTTTGCAAACTTAAAATATATTACAGCTCCTAATATAACTTTTGAAGGAGATCAAGGAAACGTTTCAACATCAACAGTCCAATTTAATGTCACTGTTGCAAGTGGCACGAATACCTATGGTGCAGGTAACAAATATTATATCCAAGGATATGCAGATGTAAGTCCTATACTTACGTTGTTAGAAGGCCAAACTTATAGATTCGACCAGAGTGATCCTTCTAATGCAACCCATCAACTATTAATTTCAACTACTGCAAACGGTACTTGGGACGGCGGAGTAGAATACACAACTGGTGTTACCAAAGTAGGTACAGCAGGTAGTCCAGGTGCATATACAGAAATTACTGTTCCAACTGGTGCTCCAACACTATACTATTACTGTATTAATCATAGTGGAATGGGAGGACAAGCAAATACAACAGCAGGCACACAGCAAAATTATAGTACTACAATTAAGCCAGCTAGAGCAACTGCTATTATCGGTAATGGTCCAGTAAGAGCAACTCATATGTTGATAAAGTTTGATCGTGTAGCAGGTGCTTATGTTGTTACTGATTTAGATGTTACACAGAATTTTACAGGCACAGGTTCTCAAGTTGATTATATTCTAAAATGGCCAATCAATGTAAAACCTGCAAATACAAAAATTACTGTAAATGGTGTTGAACAACTATCAAATGATTACACAGTAACAAATGTAAAAGATACAACTGCTAGTTATCCAAGATATTATGGTAAAATTACTTTTACAAACGCACCTGCAATTAATGATGCAATTGTAATTGAATACGACAAAGATATTGATTACTTAACTGCATCTGATAGAATAAACTTTTTCTATAATCCAACCTCAGGACAATTTGGTAAAGATTTAGGACAGTTAATGGATGGTGTAGACTACGGAGGTGTTCAAATAGACACTGCTAGTTTTGGCGCATCACAGGGATTTAACAACGGTGATTTCTTTGGATCAACACCATTTGATAGATTTAGCACAAACAACGAAGATGAAGTTTTTATACTTGATGGTAGCACACAATCTATTACTGTAAGCAAACCATTTGAAGCTGGAATAAAATACAATGTATATTTCAAAGCAAGCACAGCAGGCGTTGACGTAGATCCAACTAGAATTGACAGTGAAGATTTTGGTACAGCTGAAGCACCCGAAACTGCTACAATGTTAACTATTGTTGGTGATGGTATTACAAGCACATTTATAATAGACGAAGATTTACTTGTTACTAGAGATGGTGACACTATTATTGTTAGAAAAGAAACTAGCGATGGTGCAGTTACACCTAGTGGTGTTATTTTTGATACACAAATAAGCGGTGGGGATTTAACTAATGTAGCAGGACAATTTAGCACAGCAACAGGTATTGATGCAGCAAATATTGTTATTGACGGCGATGATTTTGTATCACCTACTACAAGTAAAGGCACAGAAGAAAATGTACCAGGACAGATTTTAGATACACTTGACTTACAAGTTTTTGAACGTGTGAGTGACGGACAAGGTGCAATTACTGTACAAAATTTCCAAACAGATGGTGTTAGTGCAGAATATTATATTGAAAGTTTACCTTCAAACGAAGATAGTGTAATTGTAAAATTAGACAACGTTGTTTTAGATACTTCACAGTATGAAATTGATTATGCTGAAAACGTATTAAGAATTAGCGATAGTAGTTTATTACCAGTAGGCAAGCATCTTTCACTATTGACAATTGGTACAAATGGGTCTAATATTATAGAAAGTGATACTTTTACTGGTGATGGAAGAACCAACAATTTTGTAACTTATTATAAGTTCGAACAAAACGTCACAGCAGTAGTTAGTGTAAATGGTGTAATTAGCACAACATTTGGATTAGATGCATCTGGACCAGAATATGGTGATAATGCAAATAAAATTATGATTGTGTTTGGAGAAACGCCTCCGGCAAATAGTATTATTACGTACACACTTTACAAAGGTTCAGGAAAACAATACAGTCAACTTGCTATTGATGATACATTTAACAGAACAGTAACTACAAACAGATCACACACGTTTGGTGTAAATGGCGCAGTGCCGTTACCATTTAACAAAAAACCATTTAGTCATAATATTTTAGTTAAAGTTGGAGACGATTTCTTAGATGCAGGTTACGTAAAAAAACATACTTTGACAACTGCAAGAACTTATGAAATTGATAACTGGCAGTTTATTGACCAAACATTAATTAAACAAAGCGATGTACTAATTTATATCAATGATCAAATAGTTGATCCAGTTAATTATGTGTTTAGCACTATTGATGGAAGAATTGAATTAACCACTAGAGAAGTAGGTAAAAGCGGAGATATAATGCGTGTTTACTTATTAAACGATAGTCAATACTTTTTTGTAGACACTGTGGTGAAATTAACAAATGCAGCAACTTTGTTTGAGTATGCTCCATTAGAAAAAATAAACTTTGAGCTTAATGACAGCACTAGTGTGATAGCAACTGTGCAAGAATACACAAAGTCTGGATCAGAAGTAACCATCAAATTACAAGGATACGTTAGAGATTTAGTGTTACTTGCAGATAAAGATGACACACCTAGTTTGTGGGCAGATGATAGTACACAATTTAAAATAGATAGTATTAATATTGTTGAAAGTGATAGATTAAGTCTTAAGGATATTCCTAACGATGATGTAAAAATATATGTATTTTCTAATCACGACACAAATGAGTTTGAAAGACTTAGTTTACGTGTTGCCTATGAAGATGAAAATGCTCCTGCAGGTTCAGATAATTATCTTTCAAGAAATTTATTAAGCAAAGGCGAAATAAAACTTGATAAGAAAATACCGGGTCCAGAATATGCTTGGGTATTTTTAAATGGTAAATTTTTAACTTCGCAAGCAGATTATACACTGTCTGATAATAGAGAATATATTATTCTAAGTGAACAGCCAATAAAAGATGATAGAATTGAAATACTTTATTTCACAGCAGATGTAAGTAAGAAAAAATTTGCATATAGAATTTTCAAAGATGTGTTAAACAGATATCATTACAAACGCATTAATAGTGCAATGGAATATGAACTTGCAACTGATTTAAATTGGTATGATTTATCTATAAATCTAAAAAGTTCAGATGGATTAGACGAACCAAATCGAGAACTTGCTATACCTGGAATAATTTTTATTAATGGCGAAAGAATAGAATATTTTATCAAACAAGGAAATATTTTAAGACAATTAAGAAGAGGAACATTAGGTACTGGTGTAAAAGACGTGCATCCAAGACACAGTAGAGTATTCCATCAAGGTGTGAGTGAAACTATACCGTATCAAGATACAACATACACACAAACATTCACAGGTGACGGTAGTTCAACAACATTTAACCTTAACTGGACACCAAATAGTGTAAACGAGTTTGATGTTTTTGTTGCTGGAACTAGATTAAGAAAAGCCACTCCAATTGTTAATGCTAATGATGGTATTGACTATAATTATTATGAGTACGATAGCACTTTAGATCAAGATAGTCCAGGAGGAGATGTAGTAGTTCCAGCAGAATTTACTGTTGAAAATAACATTTTAACACTAGTTACTGCACCTCTTGCTGATACAGAAGTAAGAATAATTAGAAAAACTGGTAAAATTTGGAATGACGATGGAGTAAGTCTTGCAAGTAGTAAAAATACTATAAGCAGATTCCTAACAGATAGCACATATAAGCTCGCCCGATAAATACAATAAGGATAGTATTATGATAGAAAAAGAACATAACGGTGTACACATAGAGGGACATATAAAAATATATAACCCTGAATCAGGTTTTGTGTTTGTAGATAAACGCAATGCAATTCACTATGAAAATATGAGTATCAGTCTTGCAGAAAGTTTAGGCAATATTGGTCAAGGGTTTATTAGTGAAATGAGTTTTGGTAATGGCGGAACTATAGTTGATCCCACAGGTATAATTACATACCTTACTCCAAATTCAACAGGAACAAATGCAAGCTTATACAACCAAACGTACACCAAGGTTGTAGATGCAAACAATGTTAATAATACTGATCCTACTAGAAATAAAATTGAAACTAGACACGTTAGTGGAACAAATTACACTGACGTTGTTGTAAGTGCTTTACTTGATTACGGTGAGCCAGACGGACAAGATGCGTTTGATACAGCAGCAGATACAGAACAACAATTTGTATTTGATGAGCTAGGTTTAAGAGGTTATAGTGCAAGCGGTACAGGAAGATTAATAACACACGTAATCTTCCACCCAGTACAAAAATCATTAAACAGATTGATTCAAATTGACTACACTGTAAGAGTACAAAGCCTTAGCGGAGGTAACAGCTAATGGCATATGAGATTCCTTTTACAGATGAGGCAAACAAAGGTACTATTACTGTTGAAGATAGCAGTATTAATACTGATACAAGTTTAGGCCTAATAGGTAGAAACCTAACAGATTACGGTAGTAGTGTAAACACAAACTTTTTGCAAATGTTAGAAAACTTTGCTAATGCAAATCCTCCAGGTAATCCTGTAGAAGGACAACTTTGGTATGACACAACTGCTGGTATAGATCAATTAAAAATTTATGACGGAACGCAGTGGGTATCTGCTGGAGGTGTAAAAAAATCAGCAGTACAACCTGCTGTTGATAACAGCACTGTAGGCGATATTTGGGTTGATACAGAAAACAGTCAAATGTACATTTACACAGGTAGTGGATATGTATTAGTTGGTCCTTCTTATAGCAGCGCAGAAATCACTGGTGCAATTTCAATACAGGTTGACAGAGCAGACGATCAACCAGCTAAAAAACTTACAGCAATATATGCTGAAAATGTTATTGTTGCACTTATAAGTGATGAAGAATTTGCTCCTAAAGCAAATGTTGCAGGATACACATCAACCTTTCCTATTAAAATTGGTATAAACCTAAACAGATCTCTAACAAGTGTTCTCAATGGTACAGCTGAAAAAGCAAACAATATGGTTATTAATAACTTGCCAGTTCCTGGAACAAGTTTTGTAAGGAATGATGCAGAAGCAGGTAAGCAAACAATTGATACGCCTTTGAGAATAAGTGATAATAGAGGAATAGATTTTGGACAAACAAAAACGTTAAGTGTTTTTGTAGAAGATTCAGATAGTGTAATTGAACACTCTGGTACTGGTACATTAGACTTAAGAACAACAATTACATCAACACCTGCAATAAGAGTTAAATCTGATGCTGTTGTAAATCAAATTGGTATTAACAATGCTAGTCCTACCGAATCACTAGATGTCACAGGTAACTTGTTAGCAAGTGGAACAATAAAAACAACTGATACAACAAACTCGTCAAGTAGTATTACTGGTTCTATTACAACACCTGGTGGTATTGGTGTTGCATTAGATGCACATATAGGCGGAACATTAACAGTATCAAGCAATATTACAGCAGAAAATATTATACCTGAAAATGATAATACACACAATTTAGGTACTTCTTCATTGTATTATGATAATTTGTATGCTAATAGAATTAACACAACTTCTATTCAACCAAAAGCAGGTAGTAGTCTAGCTATAACTGGGACATTGACAGGTTCGTCAACAAGTGCAGGCAAATTAAATAGCGCAACTACATTTAGACTTGAAGGCGAAGTTTCAGCAGATAGTTTTACATTTGACGGACAAACAGGCGGACTTACTAAAACACTTGCAAATAGTGTAATTGATCCAACTTTTGTAACTAACAAAGGTGCATTACCTAGTTCTATAGTAGGTACAGATGAATTTTTAGTTGCAAGAGGTAGCGACTTATATAAAACAACACAAAGTGATATCATTGGCAGTATACAAACTATTCCAATTGGCACTGTTACAGCATTTGCTGGCGGTGTTGCTCCGGCAGGATGGTTAATTTGTAATGGTGATGCTTATCAAGACACTGTTTACAATTTATTGTTTGCTATAATTGGTACAACATATGGTTCAGCTGGAGGCGGAACATTTAGAGTTCCTGACTTAGCAGGTAGACATCCAGTAGGCTTACTAGGAGTTCCGTCTAACAATAACAATAGAATCTTATCAGGGTCAGGCACTATAGGCGGTGTAAGTGGTAATCCTACTTCTACTATTGCTACATCTAACTTACCTGATCATACTCATTCACTTGATAGTGACACAGGAGATCAATTTTATGCAACTACAACTATTGCATCACAAACAGGTTCTAATACAAGCGCAGGTGGAGGCGCAGCTGATGGAGCAAACGGTAGTAAAATATCAGTTACAGGCGGCATACCAGGTGCAACTAATACTCCTTTAGATACAACTGATCCATTTGTAGCAATGAATTACATTATTTACACAGGGCAGATAATATGAGTTATAGATTAAACAAAACTGACGGTACACTTTTAACCGAACTTATTGATGGTAGAATTGATAATACTACAACTGACTTAACTTTTATTGGTAAAAATTATCAAGGCTTTGGTGAAATACTAAATGAAAATTTTATTAAACTGTTAGAAAGTTTTGCAAATGTATCTGCACCATCAAAACCTATCAAAGGACAAGTTTGGTTTGACACAGTTACTGACAGATTGAAGGTTTATGACGGCTCTACATTTAGAAGCACAGATAGTAGTGTAGTAAGTGGTACTGCACCTTTGGAAAAAGTCGTAGGCGATATTTGGATTAACAGCGCAAACAATCAAGTTTATTTTTGGGACGGAACAGATTGGATATTAATAGGACCGTCATATACAAAAACACAAGGTCTAAGCGGAATAAAAGTAGATACTATAAAAGACACTTTTGGCTTAGATAAAGTAATTGTACTATTTTATGTAGCTGGTACACCATTAGCAGTATTAGCAAGAGAAAATTTTACACCTGGATTAGAGTTAGTAGGCTACACAGATTTAAAATTAGGTTTGAATATAAACAGAGATTTTAGCACATTTATATTTGGTGGTATAGCAGACAAAGCACTTGCAATAACTGATGAATTTGGAGCAGAGTTTAGAATCAATGACTTTATAAGTGCAACTGATGCTGCTGGTGATGATATGGCAGGTAGATTGCGTATCAACAGTAATAATGGTTTGATTTTTGGTGCAAACACAAATCACCAAATGAAAGTCACTGGTGGAACAATACAGTTTGTTAACAACAACACAAATGAAAATTATGAAATACGTTTGAGAGATTCAACCGCAGAATATTCTGCACAATATTGGGACGCAGCAAATAAACGTTTAGGTATTTTAAATAACAATCCTTCTTATACACTTGATGTAGGAGGTGATTCTCGTGTTGCTGGAGATTTACTTGTAACTGGAAATTTACGTGTAGGTACAGTAGTGAACGAAGATGTTACAACATTAAGAGTAGCAGACAAAAATATTCAACTTGCACTACCAGAGGATAGCACACTTTTAGATAGTTCAAGTGAATTTATAGACGATGCTGGTTTATTAATTGAAACCACAGGCGGCAGTATAAAATGGACATATAGAATTGGCACACTAGCCTGGACCACTGAAGATAACATAAACATTGATGATGTAAATGGTGCTTATATGATGGACGGCACACCGTTGCTGACTAGAACAGCACTAGCTGCAACTGTTACAGATGCACCTGGACTAGTAAATATCGGTAGTTTAGCAGCTATAACAGTTGATAATATTAATATTGACTCAAACAGAATCACAAACTCAACAGCAGGTATTGAATTAGCATCAAACGGACCGATTGAAATTGTAGGCACACCAGTTGAAATACAAGGTGTAAAAACACCAATTAGTCCAAGAGCTGTTGCAGAAAATCCAGCACTTACAGAATCAGACAATGATGCAGTTACAACAAAGCAATATGTCGATACTGAAATCGGAGCAAAAACATTGGTTTTTGGTATCGATGTTACTGGAATGACAATTACTATCAACAACGGAGCAGGTATAAACAATGATGTTTTAGGTGTATTAGAAGCACTAGTTGATCCAGTAACATTACCAGGCGGTACGCAAGCTGTTATACACGGTAGTTCAATTGCTCCAACTGGTACTGATACTGCTGATGTAAATGGACAATTAAATAAAAGTTTTACTGCTGTTGACAGCGGCGGTACACAAAACGTTAGTGTGTTACAAGACTTTAGTGTAAGTCCTGTTCCAATTGCACCAACATTCACTGTCACAAGGTATACTATTAAATTTAGGGTAGTTGCCGGAACTTGGGAACACGTATCAACAGCAGCGTATCCATAAAACAAATAAATATACTATATGAGGAACAACGATGGCATACATAATTAACAGATTTAGCGGAGAACAGCTACTATCGCTTGAGGACGGTACAGTTGATAATACAACTGACTTGAAATTAATTGGTAAGAACTATAGTGGATATGGTGAAGCGCAAAACGAAAACTTTTTGTTTTTACTAGAAAGTTTTGCAGGAGCAACTAGTCCAAGCAAAGCACTAAGCGGACAAGTTTGGTTTGATAGTTCTGTAAATAAATTAAAATACTATACAGGAACAACTTGGAAAACAGCAGGTGGTGCAGAAGTAAGTTCTTCACAGCCAGCAGGTCTTGTTGAAGGTGACCTTTGGTATAACAGCAATACAAATCAATTATTTGCAAGAACTAGTGCAAATGAATTTATTCTTGTAGGTCCACAAGCTGCTGGATCTGGTACAACACAATTATTAAGTACAAACGTTGCAACTTCGCCATCAGATGTAACAGTACCAGTAATAATTGCATTAATTGATAATAATCCAATTTTTATGACCAGTGATGTTGCTTTTACACCAAGTAGTAATCAGCCTGCTTCGTTAGACGATTATGATATTCCAGGACATTTTCCAGCTGTGAAAAAAGGTATTACACTTATTAGAACACCAAGTACAGGTGTAACAGGTGTAGATGATGATACAGTTTTACCATACTTTTGGGGAAGCGCAAGTAACGCTCTTAAATTTGACGGATTAGATTCTAGTTCATTTATTAGAAGTGTAGGACCAGGTTTATCTGTAGACTTTCAAGACGATGCTGGTATCAAAGTTGGTGATAGTTTAGATTTCCAAATGCACGTTACAAACGGTAATGAAGCAACACTATCAAACCTTATTGGAGATGAAATAAAATTCCAAACATATACTTCGGGTACTGGCTTACTGGAAATTGCAAGATTTACAAATGGCACAGATATTGCACTTGTACCAGGTATTGATAATGCATACAAACTTGGTACATCAAGTTTACGTTGGAACACAGTACACGCAACAACATTCAGTGGTACAGCGACAAAAGCTAATGCACTTGTTGTTGGAGGAAATGATCGTGTAGGATCAGTAACAAGTGATCCAGACACAGTAGCAGTTAGAGATTCAAATGGTAATCTTGTAGCGAATGTTTTTACAGGTACAGCAACTCGTGCTAGATACGCTGACTTAGCAGAAAAGTATACAACAGGTGACGAAGAATTACCAGCAGGCACAGCAGTAGCAGTAGGATTAGATGATTGTTGCGAAGTAGTTCCTGCAAAGTCAAGTGATATGTGCATTGGTGTTGTATCAACTGATCCAGCTGTAATGATGAACAGTGAAGCAGAAGGTCAATACATTGGTTTAAAAGGTAGACTTCCGGTGCGTGTTAAAGGTCCAGTTAAAAAAGGTCAGGCAGTATATGCTTGGGAAGATGGTGTTTGCGGCACTGTACAAACAACCGCACTTGTTGGAGTAGCATTAGAATCTAATGACAGTGAAGACGAGAAATTAGTTGAGTGTGTCTTAAAGACATAAGTATATAAAAGGTGAAAGTATATGGTAAATCAAATAATTTCTGCTGCAAGATACAATTTTTTACAAGCAAGAATTGGTAATCTTTTAGGAGTAGGTTCAGGAACTAGTGGATATAATCAAGCGGTTAGCTCTTCTCAAGTTCCACAAGAAAATTTAGTCCTTGCCACTGAAATGAATGCTTTATACTCGGATCTAATTAAAATTAGAACACATCAAATTGGTACAGAACCAACAGCATTGATTAAACAAGTAAAAGATAATGCTACACAAATCACTATTGCAAATGCTTACATTAACACCTCCAATAACAATGTTATAACAATACAAACTAACGAACAGCATTTGTTGATTGAAGGTTTGTGGGTAGATTATATTATTGGCGTAAACGGAATGACACAACTTAACGGAGTCTCAGGATATGCAAAAGTTTTAAGTGCAACTGAATTTGAATTATATAATAATTATGATAGAACTTCAGGAACACCTTTAACGAATCCTATAGGAGATGTTAGTTGGGGAACTTATACATCAGGTGGGTCATTTTTCCACACAATCGGTGAAGAGTCTTATCAAACATATGAATCATTAACAACTATATGCGAAAACGCAAAATTTAATGTAGATTCTACACAAGCAGACCCAGCAGTAAAAGACTCTGTTTCACGCACAGATTTATGGGGCGGTACAGCTACTCCTCAACAAATTGTTCACGAATTCACAGTAACTTTTCAAGACGGAAATAATCGTAGAGGATTTTTCAATGCAGGAGGCGAATTAAGATTTACAGCAAGCATTGTAAACTTACCTGGTTCAGGGGAAGATAATTATCAAAAAACAACAGACTGGGCAGCTATGCTCACAAATATGGGAACAATAAAATTTAATGCGTTTGATACTGTAAGTTCTAATAATGTTGGTACTGGCAGTGCTATTGGTAATTATGACTTGACAAGTTCTTATCAAGTAATATATACTAAAACAGGTAGCGGCGTATATATTGAAAATGATTATATAATCTATGCCAAAGAAAACAGTGCAAAACAAATACAAATCAAAATAGAATTTACAGATGACGCTAATGGCTCTGGAGGAGCTGACGAAAGAGTAGGAGGAGAGCTAACTAGTGTACTTTCAGAATATCGTGCAACAGGACCATATGTTGAAAATGTCACCCCTACAATTACGAGAATACAAAGTTTGTAAGGAGTCTTAATGCCAGTCGGAACACCAATACTTGCAGCAGACTATAATGGTATTCATAATCTTATGTCGCCAATTGTTGGCCCTACTACAAGTAATGTAAATCTTGGGTACGGAAGAAATCTTTTAAGCGGATTAGTTGTTGGCGGTAGTACACCAGGTGTAAGCGATGTGATTACCAGTTTACAGCAATATAATATTTGGAAAGATTTACAAGCTGGCCATATACATCAGTTTGGCACAGATAACACAAGAATAGCATTGAATAGAGTTGATGTTGGCGATATAATTGAGTGGGCCAATATAACAGATTTTCAATTGTTTGTCAACGATTTGACATCGTTTAATAGAGATACAACAGAATTTCCAGCTGCTAATTTTGACGAAGCAGGTATGTTAACAACCAGTAGCACAACTGTAACAAGCACAAGAAGCAGTGCGTGGGGTACAGGTGCTAGTTATAGGATAGGTCATAGAGTTACAGTAAGTTGGAGTAGTGCAAATGCACGTAATCATTACTTTAATGCAGGTGGACAAATACGTTTTGACGCTAGTTTGACAGGCGGTACAACTGGTACAGCAAACAGTAAAGATTGGGACTGGAATAGAATACTTGCAGAAATGGGTAAAATACGTTTTTGGAAAAAAGCAACTAACTATTTTACAGAATCATTAGGAACAGGCGGCACAGGCAGTGAATATTCACTTGGTGCTATAAGCACAACCAGTACAACCAGTGGTGGATTTTTTAACAGTCCTACTAGATTATATACAAAACAAGGTGGCGGTGTTACAGGTGGTAATCCAGGAGGTGTTCCAGTTACTCAAATTTATGATGACAACGAATATCAAATCAATCTAGTGATACCAAATACTAGCCAAATGATATTTGAAATTATATTTGACGATAGTGATACAGGTACAGGGTTCCAAGACGAAGTAGGTGAAGCAGGTTCTCCTACTGATGAACAAGTCACAGGCACAGTTACAAGTAATCTTTATACATATACACCTAATAGTCAGTTTAATATTGGTGCAAGTACATTTGATGCAATAGTTCAAACAGCACCTACAGGTGCAGTAAATAGTTCACTTTAACCATTGACATTACAAAAATTTAGTTATATACTATACATCGTATAGATAGGAGATAATTATGGACGAACGTCTTGAGAAAGCACTTGAAATTAGTAATTATATGGCAACTTTTGAAAATCACAAAAGGATATTAAAAGAACAATATAAAGAAAATCTTGTACTATATTACAAAGGCGGACAATTTTCTATCACACGTGAACTTATAAGTTTTTGTCAAAGTTTACTTTCGCTTGAACAAGAGTCAACAATTTTAATTGATGACAATGATATTCCTGTTGACTGTGATGATTTACAAGATTTTACAAATGCAATTCTTAATAATTATCAATCATATTCAAATAGATACTTAACAGATTACAACAAACTTATGAATGAAAGATCAGTTGAAAGTATTATGAATTTATGAGCCAAGGCGTACTGCTATTTGCATTTAATAATGAAAGTATAAATTATGTAAAGCAAGCTATTTTTTGTGCAAATCGCATACAAAAATTTTTGCAATTACCTGTTAGTTTAGTTACCAATGTTGATGTTGACGAGGAGTGCTTTGATAAAATTATCAAAGTAGAAAATGGTATATCTAGTCGCAAAGCATATAGAGACGGATCGTTAAGTAAACGTGTGCTTTCTTTTAATAATTTTGGTAGAGAAAATAGTTTTGATTTATCTCCTTATGACGAAACTATTGTAATGGATACAGATTATATTATTGCTAATGATAATTTGTTAAATTGTTTTAAGCAAAATAAAAATATATTACTTTACAAAGACGCAACACATTTAGGAATACACGATGGTACTAGTGAATTTAAATCTATAAGCGATAGCGGTATAGATTTTTATTGGGCTACTGTTGTATATTTCCGAAAAAATAATATTAGCAAAACATTTTTTGATTTAATAAAACATATCAAAGAAAATTATATGCACTATAGAGGTGTTTATCAATTTAAAAACACTGTATATAGAAATGATTTTGCATTTAGTATAGCAGTACATATACTTTCTGGATACACAGCAAATAATTTTGTTGGTACAATACCTGGTAAAAAGTTTTATTCTATTGATAGAGATATTTTACTTTCAATAAAAGATGATGCATTTCAAGTTTTAGTAGAAAAACAAGACAGACTTGGTGAATATACTTTTGTCAAATTCAAAGGCAGTAACTTGCACATTATGAACAAGTTTAGTTTGGAAAGAATAATAAATGAGCAGTAATTTTACAATGCTTGCACAAAATACCGATGTTGATTATGTACAACAAGCATATTTAAATGCTATGAGTATTCGGGCTACTAACGAAAATGCAAAAATATGTCTAATTACAAATGACAAAGT